ACACTAAGGTTAAGATGAGTATGACGGACGCAGTCGGAGGTTATACTTATAAGCTTAACAATGTTGGTCTATTCGGAGCTATAGGACTGGCTTATACAATCTATGAGGATACTGCATACTTCAAAGATAAAGATACTACCCGCCTAACATCAAGGAGTAACGAGTATTCACTTGGCTACAATGCTAAGCTAGGCGTCGAGTACAGATTTGTTAAGGAATTTGCATTAAGGACAGATATAAAATACACAGATCCTATGCTCAAGAATGTGGAAAGGATGATAACTTATAATGTCTCTGCTAAATATACGTTCTAATCTAATCTAATCTAAAAAAAGCCCCAATTAAGGGGCTTCTCTTTATTTATCATTTCGGATCAACCAGCGGATATACGATGAAACATTGTCAAAGCCTTTTGCTTTAGCTTTCTGCTTCAATTCTTCTTTGGTTATTTCTGACAGCTTAATGTTTATCTGTTTTCTTATTTTCATATTTTACCTTTTAGTTCATTACAATATTCTGAAATGAAAGCTTTTTTATAAAAGTCATTTTTCTTTTTCAGTTCGTTTAGTCTTGACTTAAGATAGCCTAAATCGTTATCAATGTATGCTTCACTGAGTCTACTTTGTGCTTTGCCACTTCCATAATACATAGTCATAGGGTCTCTGGTACCAACTCCACTAGATACTGGGATTACAATAAAATATTTTTTCATAATTTTACCTTATTTAGTTGTTAATTGCATAATTAATATTTATGTCTCCCCCTATTTTTAAGCACTTTGCCAAATGTTGGTTATCTTTTACCGTCTCATAGATAGAATTAATATATTTAACAATAGAATCGATGTTTGAAGCAACGAATTGTCTTGTTGTTTTTAATCTTAAATCACCTTCGGCTCCTGCATATTCGTTTTCATATGTATCTACTTCAACAATTGTTAAATCCAAGTCTACACGATATATTTTTGCACCTTTTTTACTACTTTCAAGATGGTGTTTAATAGCTTCTTTTATTATTGTTTCTCTCATAATTTTTTACCTTTTTATTATTAATAATTATGTCTAACTGACAAATAAGAGTATAGACAATGTATTTACAATGTCAACACTTTTTTTAATCTTTTTTTATTTTTTTTTAAAAAAGTGCTTGCGTCCTTGAAAATAGCGAATATAATTATTATTATTGATAATATTTTGAGGTGAAAATGCCTTGTAAGAAAGGAACTAAAAAGAAATAATGCCATTAAAATCCGGAAGTTCAAAAAAGGTAATAGCTGAAAATATTCGGACAGAAATGCATGCAGGCAAACCGCAGAAGCAGGCTATAGCTATTGCAATGTCTAAAGCCGGGAAGAGCAGAAGGAAGAAATTAATGAATGTAAAAAAAGGATGAAAAGAAACAATTTTACCCAAACAAATATTTTAGATTTTGCCAGGATGTTTGGCTATGGTTATAAAGTCATTGACAAAGACAATCTAGAACTAATCACTCAAGATAAAACAGTCAAAGTAAAAATAGACCGTAAAAACGACAGTATTATTTGCGGCGATAAAATCTACAAGGCTAACCAGGATAAAGATAAATTCGGAACTGTAAAACCAAAACAAGAAATAATAAAGAAATACGGAGAAGAATTTAACCCCTTCTGCAACGTGTGCCTTATGTACAAATGGCTTTTTAATCATGTTAACATATAAACGAAAAGTAGTAGACTTTAAAAAAGCACGTGAAAACTTACCCCATAGGGTAGAAGAATTATGGTGTAATAACTGTGGTAAAGTAACTATTAATGTAATTAGAGAAGGATTAGACCTTGACTTAACCTGCCCAAACTGTGGTAAGACTATGAAATACTTTGATGATGTAGAGAAATGTGATATCATATACTTTATATCTAAGCTATCACAAAGCAAAGAGATAAATAACAAAGTTGATTTAATCGACCATGAGTGAATTAACAACCGAACAATATAAATATACATATAGCAGTGCAGAAGAGAAGCTTTGTCAACTAATTGCTATCGAAGGCAAGAGCCATTATGAAGCATGTCTTGAAGCATATCCATCGAGCAAAAAATGGTCTCGAAACGCAGTAGACGTGCAAGCAAGCAAGATAACTAGCAAACCTAAGATAAAACTAAGAATCAAGGAATTAAAGAACGAAACAAAGGACAAAACAATTAAAGCAGTGGTTTACAACAGAGAAATAGCTTTTGCAAATTTTGATTCAAACATACGATTACTCACAAATCAAATAGAAGAAATAAAAGCAGACATAGAGCTTTCATTAAAAGATAAATCATATTTGATTGACAAACTCACAAGAAATAAGAAAGAACAAGAAGAACAGAAAGCTAAGCTTTGGTCATTGTTTGTTGATAAGAAAGAGATAAAAGTGCAGAGTTTGGAAGAATTACTCGATGAATTAGAATAGTATAGGTTGTATTTTGCAAATAAAACTTTCCCAAAATTTTGAAAAGTGTTTTCTTTTTATCGGCTCGGTGGACGAATAGCATTTTAATCAGTAAAATCAAGGGTACAAAAAAAAGGTATTTTATGAGATTTAACGTAAGTTTGGATGTAAAAAATCAACCTGGAATATATAAAATATCAAATAATGTTGATAATAGGATATATATAGGAAGAACAACAGACTTTGAAAAAAGATTTTGGCAACATTACAACAAGTTTAAATTCAATAGATGCAATAGAAAGTTTTGTAGCTTTTTAGATAGCTATCCAGTTGGGTGTTTAAGTTTTGAGATTGTTGAAATTTGCAACAAATCTATCTTGAAAGAGAGAGAAGAGTTCTATATTCAATTTTATAATTGTGTTGAATCGGGATTTAATATCTTAACGAAGGACGAAGATTTTATTGTTTTGTATCCTAAAAAAGAATATGTTAAGCGGAAGATAGAAAGAATAGAAAGAAGGTTACCATCTAATCGTAAAAAAAAGAAACGAAAAACAAAATGGCATAGATTTTATAGCAGACATAAAAAATATTATAATAACTTAAAAATTTTTTGTTAGGTTGAAATATGAGCAAAAAACTTACTAAAACCCCAATTAAGATTTATCCTTGCGAAAGGTTAAAAGGATATTGGTTTTTTAAACAAATAGTGTATTGTGGGGATAGGAGATATATTTTTGATCGTATTGTCGATTCGAAAGAAAAAGCTTTAAACTTTCCCAATACTGAATTTTATAAAAATAAATGTAGAAGCCTTCAAAATGACACCAATTGATTTAAAAGAAATGCTAGCGGACATTATCAAGAACGATTTTGGTTTTGTTTCTGTGTCCCAATTTAACAAACTTAAAACTCATCAAAAATCAATACTCAAAGGTATTGCACACTCAATCGCCTTTGCAAAGAGTAAAGGAGAGGAGATTTTGGACGTACGTGATGGCTTTATCTATGTGGACGAAAGTGCTGGTTCCAAAATGAAATTAGTCGAGGTTCTTTCAGGTGAGTGTGATGGTTTGCTTCAAAAAGTCATCTCAAGATATGAAGAGTACCATAGCACTTTCGCGAGCTCTACCCGACATTACAACACTTACTTAACAATTCTGTCCTTAACGCCATGAAAACACCAAAAAAAAACTTGAGTGCTAAACTATTAAACACTATCATTTTGTTAAACGTCGTGCTTCCTAGACAATCTTTTTTTGAGAAATGAAACAAAAACTACAAACTTTAAAAGATAATTTCAGTTACTTTGCTTCAAACTTCCTTAAAATCCGCACAAAAGAGGGGGCAATAATCCCCTTCAATCTCAACAAAGCCCAGCAGTATATTCATCAACAGCTTGAGAAACAGAGGAGAGAGACAGGTAGAGTCAGAGCAATAATCCTTAAAGGACGTCAACAAGGTTGCTCTACTTATGTTACGGGTAGATTTTATCATAATACGATATTTCGCAAAGGAGTTAAATGTTTCATCGTAACCCATAGAGACGACGCAACATCAAACTTATACAAACTCGTCAAACGTTATCACGACAATTTACCCAACTCCATCAGACCATCAACGGGTGTGTCAAACGCTAAGGAGTTATACTTTGATAAACTGGATTCAGGTTACGGTATAGGCACGGCAGGTTCGGGCAACGTGGGACGTTCCGATACAATTCAGTATCTGCACATGTCAGAAGTCGCTTTTATGCAAAACACACCTGAATTGCAAGCCGGTCTCATGCAAACAGTGCCGGATGCAGACAACACCGAAATCATTCTAGAATCTACTGCAAACGGAATGGGTAATATGTTTCATCGTTATTGTCTGGATGCAATCGCAGGCAAGAACGGCTACCAATTAATATTCGTTCCTTGGTACTGGCAGGACGAGTACAGGGCAAAACTCTCCGACAACTTCGTACTCACGGAAGAGGAGAAAGAGTATAAAGAAATGTACAAACTCACTGACGAGCAGATGAACTGGCGTAGAACAAAGATAAGCTCATTCACAGAAGGGGATAGAAAGTTTAAACAGGAATATCCCGCAACAATTTACGAAGCTTTTCAAACTTCAAGTACACGCACCATTATTACTGGTGATTTAATTCATAAATCCCTTAATTATGTTTCAATAAATTACATGCGTTTCTGTGCTGTTGTTGGTGTTGATGTAGCAAGGGAAGGCAAAGACAAATCAATTATCGCAGTAAGGCAGGGTGATAGGATAATGGCAATTCGTAAGTTTCATGGTCTTGATGGTCATCAACTCGCCCAAGAAGTTATTAATCTTGCTAAAATATTTAAAACTCAATACATATTCGTTGATGCCACAGGTGTTGGTTCATCTCCAATTGATTTCTTAAAATATTATGGTTATCCTGTTCGTCCTGTGTTTTCTGGGCAATCTGCAGATGATAAACTTCTTTATGCAAACAAACGTGCCGAGATGTGGTTCAGATTGAAAGAAGCTATGACGGAAGGATTGCAACTTGACAATGATGAAGAAATGATCCTGCAAATACAATCCCAAACTTACGACTACCGATTGAGTAATCAGATCATTCTACCCAGCAAGGAAAAGATGAGAGAAGAAGGAATCGGATCACCCGACATAGTTGATGCAATTTGCTTGACATACGCATTTATATTTAATACACTTGACATTAAAACTAACAGTATTAAAGTTGTAAATAATAATACTAATGATATTTTAAAGAGGTAATATGAGCAGTAATTCTTTTTCAGGTTGGGATAGACCCTTTAGGGACACTTTAGGAAAAGTTTTGGGAGAAACTACTTTAGCCGGAGGAATACGGCATTATGCTTATGAAAAACCAAAGTCAGCAGTAAAACAAGCACAAGCACAGGCCAGACAAGCACAGGAACAGACAAGTAGTGCTATGGCATCCGCTACAGAAGAAAGACGTAGACGCAGACTTATGCTTTTAAATCCTTCCGCAGAACTTGGGACATCAATGGCAACAGGACGTGGTCAATTGTTAGGAGTATAATGGAACAACTTATTAGGGAAACGCTTAAAGACTTTGAGAGACTTAAAAGTGAGCGTAGTAATTGGGATAATTCTTTTCAATTAGTTGCCGAATATGTTTGGCAAACAAAAGCAGATTTCACAGTAACAAGCATAACTCAAGGCGAATTTCTATTCAATAAACTCTACGATACCACAGCTTATGACTCAATGGTAATTCGTGCTTCATCCTTTTTAAGTATGGTATGGGGAAACGGAGAGTTTGCTTTTGTTCCTGTCCATGAATCTATAAAAGAAGACCAAGAAAGTTTAGATTTTTTTCAACAAGCAACAGAGATAGTAAAGGCAGATTTGCAAGACCCTAAGGTTAATCTTGACTTAGCACTTTACCAGGTAGAGTTATATCTGGGTTCTTTTGGCACAGGATGTTTAATCGTAGTGCAAAAAGAAGACGATTCAATAAGATTTGCCTCTCTTGATTTAAAAGAAATCTACATTGATGAAGATGAATATGGAAACGCAGATACTCTGTTTAGAAGATATGAGTTGACAGTAGAACAGGCAATCAAAAAGTTTGGTCTTGAAAATCTAAGCCCCAAAATGAAAGGATTGGTAAAGTCTAAAGAATCCAATATAAAACAAACTTTTTTACATATAATAAGACCGCGTAGAAAACCGAAGGCAAAAATGGGTGTTCTTGCAATGCCTTTCGAAAGCTTGCATATTGATTATTCGAATAAATATTTAATTAAAGAAAGTGGATTTGATTACAAACCTTTCTTTGTTTGCCGTGAGAACAAAAAATCAGATGAACAATATGGACGTGGTGCAGGTTTTATTTCTATTGCAGATAATAAAAACTTGCAGACAGTAACAAAAGATATGATACACATATTTAACCGATATGCTGATCCGCCAACAGGTTCCATGAATGCAAGTATAACGGGCGGTATTATTGATAAATCACCAGGAGGACATACTTCTTTTGAAACAACAATACAGGGTCAAAAACCATTCTTTAACCTAATAGAAGAATTTGGCGGAAACCTACAGGCTTTGAATGAGTTCAGACAATCTTTGAAAGAAAATATCACAAAGAAGTTTGATATTGATGTTCTGCTTGATTTTAACAGTGAAAGAGAGATGACAGCCTACGAAGTAAATCAAAGGGCATCTATGAGACAACAGGCTTTAGGTTCAAAATTCTATTCAAGAATTGCGGAAATTTACAATCCTATGCTTGAGACAATATTCCAAATATATCTTAGTAATAGTAAGTTTGGTTATTCCAATGCAGAAGCAGAGATATTAAAGAGTCGTGGAATAGAAGTATCTAAAATAATTCCTGATAAAGTTTTAAATCTAATAGGCAATAATGAACCTGTATATGATATAGTTTACTATACTCCTCAGGCTCAGGAAAAAATGATGATCCGCGCAGGATTTATCAGTATTTGATAACTTAGATAATGATGAAGTTATGCAGAGTATGAAAGAAATGTCTATTTATTCAGATATATTCAGGTCGGTTGAAAACAGACAGCAGATAAGAGATGAGAGAAAACAAATGCAAAATGCTCAGATGACTCTCATGGCAGGCAAAGAACTATCCGAAATTCAAAAAAATACTAATCAAAATAGGTAAAATATGGAAGAAAAAAAGTTTGTAGAAAATTTTATAAGTTATTTTAACGAACATATAAAAGAAGAAAATCCTAAAATTAACAGTGAATATAATTTGCAGAGAGCTAAGTTTATTATAGTTTTAAAAAATTTCTCCGGTGAAGAAATCAAACGCTGTTATTTTTCTTTAATAAGTGACTTGCATAATCAAAATCTTTCTCTTGATTATATAACGCCCGAGATGGTTTCAATTCTAAAAGACCCACAACAAGAGAAAAGAAAAGACAAAAGAGTTTCGTTGGAGATTAAATCTGTCTCCTCACGCAAACCCCAAAAGGATATAAAGAAAGTTACAAATGAACTTAAAGATTCTGAGAGTTTGGAAAAACATAAAAGTATCCTTATTTCTCACTTTAATAAATGTTATTCAATGCACATAAATAAACCTAATACTTATGATACTTTTGAATTTGTTCTTGATGTAAACGAATTAATAGATAAGGAGTTGTTTAAGAATAGACTGGCAGAGGAATCAAAAAAACTGGAGTATAAGATTTATCAGTTAAAACCCGATTTACTTAAAATTGAATTTATTAATAATAATTACTTAGTGAGGTATTTCTATGGAGAATAATGTCTTAGATTTAGAAAAAGAAAAAAAACAAAAAATAGAACAGCAAAAGAAACTTTTTGAGGAATATAAAAGAAATTTAAACAAAACCTTTTCCACTCCTGAAGGACTTTATGCTTTAAAAAATATGGCAATTGGCAGTGGATTTTTTAATCTTGGCGTAGAATTAGAAAATCAAAACGCACTATTTTATCAATTGGGAAAAAAGAAGATGTTTATAGATTTGTTCTCACTCTTAAATAATGATATTAAGAAAAAATTAATTGATGAACTTTATAAGGAGTAATCATGGAAGAAGTACAAGAAGATGGTAGCGGAGTTGTTGATAACTCAACAGAAACTCAACCTGCTACGGATAATCAAACTATTGCTACTCAACCTATTGTTGAAAAGTCTTTTATTCCTGAGGAATATAGAAACGATACATCATTTAAAGATTATAAAAATTTAAACGATATATTCAAAACTTATAAAGAACAGGAAAAAGCTAACAGTAAAGCTGTCGCCTTTGTGCCGGATGAAAAAGCTCCTAAGGAGCAATGGGATAAATTTTATAATAAAATAGGAAGACCTGAAGCACCCGACAAATATTCTTTACCTGAAAAACAATTACCAGAAGGTTATCAGAGAAACGAAGAATATATTAAAAATGTTCAGCAGATGGCTCATTCTGTAGGTTTACGTCCTGAACAGTTTAATATATTATTTAATATACTA